GACCAATCATGGTGGGGAATATTTTGCAGCGGGTGTTGGCGGTTCTATCACAGGACGAGGGGCGGACTTACTTATTATCGATGACCCACATACGGAACAAGACTCAATGTCTGACACCGCTATGGATAGAACTTACGAATGGTATAGTTCTGGCCCGAGACAACGTTTACAACCAGGCGGAAGAATTTGTGTAGTCATGACCCGTTGGGCGACAGACGATCTCACTGGACGATTACTTAAATCACAATCAGAACCCAAAGCAGATAAATGGAAACTAATTGAGTTTCCCGCAATACTTCCAAATGGTAAACCTGTGTGGCCTGAGTATTGGAAGTTGGAAGATCTCGAAGCGGTTAAAGCATCGGTGTCCACGAAAAACTGGAACGCACAATATATGCAGGACCCAACGTCTGAAGAAGGTGCTATCATCAAACGTGAATGGTGGAACGACTATGATAAAGATCACCTCCCTAAATTGCTACATGTCATACAAAGTTACGATACTGCATTTAGTGCAAAAGAGTCTGCGGACTATTCTGCAATTACAACATGGGGAATCTTTCAACCTGTTGAAGGATATGAAAATCATATAATCCTATTAGATGCTATTAAAGGTAGATATGATTTTCCTGATTTAAAAAATATTGCTTTAGAACAATATAACTATTGGGAACCTGAAACAGTAATCATTGAAGCCAAAGCTTCAGGACAACCTTTGATTCATGAATTAAGACGTGCTGGTATTCCAGTAGTAGATTTCGTGCCAGCAAAAGGAAGAGATAAATATACTAGAATTAACTCATGCGCCCCGGTGTTCGAGTCTGGAATGGTTTGGGCCCCATTGGATGAGAAGTTTGCCCAGGACGTAGTAGAAGAATGTGCTGCATTTCCTAACGGACAGTATGACGACTATGTTGATTCTATGACCCAAGCTGTGTTAAGATATCGGCAAGGTGGATTTGTTTCAACGTACTCGGACGATTGGGACGACCCGCCAATAAAATTAGAACGTGAATACAAATATTATTAGGAGCTACTATGCCAATTAGAGTTTTAAAAAAAGATAAAGATAAAAAAGAAGAACAAAAAGAAAAACCTAAATCAGGTTCTTCAGTGAAAGATATATTTAAAAGTTATGGCAAGTATGATGGTAAACCTATAGAATTAAAATCAGGTGGCCTAACAGGTGGTCGAAAAAAATTAGATAAAAACAAAGATGGTAAAATTACCGGAGAGGATTTTAAAATGATGAGAAAAGGTTACGGAGCAGCTAGAACAAGTGGAATGGGTTTAGAAGATGAATCTATTAAACCAGGTAAAGTTCAAAAAGCTGGATTAGGTAAAATGATAAAAAAAATAGGAAGAGTTATTGGGTTCGGTGGAAAAAAAGCAGCAACTGCAACTCCAGACCATATCATGTATGCATTCGGACCAGATAAAGGTATGGGTGGAATGCTTCCGAAACTTTTACAAAAAGCAATTGATGATGGAATTGTTAAAGGCGCAAGCAAAGGAAGAATGATGAAAGCATCTAAAGGTGGTGGCGCTGATACTGGAAGATTGGGAGATCTAAAAAGTAAAATTTATAAGTATTCAAAAAATCTTAAAAAAAAACCAGGTTTAAGTCCAGAGGATAAACAAAGAATTATCGATTTAATGAAAAGCAGAGAACCTAAACAAATGCAACCGCTTGCAAAAAAAATGGGTGGTGGCATGATGCAGAAATATCAAACTGGCGGATCTGTTATGGCACGTGGTTGTAAGCTTGGTAGAAAAAAAGCTACAAAACTTTATTAGTTGCTATTCAGCCATGTTAAGGCTAAAAGGATAAAAATTTATGGCTGTTGAAAAAAATGAAATTCCAGAAATAGCTGAAGACGAAACTGTTGAACTTGATCAAGGTCAACCAATCATTGATGAAGCTGTTGAAGAAGTAACCGTTGAAGGTGAAGAACCTGAAATGGAAGACAGACCACAAGATGATTTCAATGCTAACTTAGCAGAGACTATGGACGAAAGAACTTTGTCTCGTATGGCTTCGGAATTAATTTCAGAATACAAAAAAGATAAAGAGTCTAGAAAAGATTGGGAGCAAGCTTACATTAAAGGTTTAGATCTTTTAGGTGTTAAGTATCAAGAAGTCACCAGACCATTTAAAGGTGCATCCAATGTCACTCATCCGTTGCTCGCGGAAAGTGTAACGCAATTCCAGGCACAAGCTTATAAAGAACTCGTTCCATCCGATGGCCCTGTTCGAACTCAAATTGTTGGATTACAAACTCCACCGATTGAACAACAAGCAACACGGGTTAAAGATTACATGAACTACATGTTGATGGAGAAGATGGAAGAATATACAACGGACATGGATCAGATGCTTTTCTATTTACCGTTGTCCGGTAGCACTTTTAAAAAAGTCTATTACGATTCTCTATTAAGAAGGCCCGTATCTAAATTTGTCCCTGCAGAAGATATCGTGGTTCCGTATTACGCGTCCGATTTAAAAGACTCAGACAGAATTACTCACGTACAACGGATGACGGAAAACGAAGTCCTTAAAACAAATGGCTGCTGGTTTCTACAGAGAAGTAGAGTTAGCGTCTACATCAGAAGAGCCAACGGACAACGTACAAAAGAAAATAAATGAATTAGAAGGAATTAAAAGAACAGGCGATGATGCATTGAATACGATTTTAGAAATGCATGTCGATTTACATTTAGATGATTACGAAAAATTTGATTCTCGTGCAAAGAATATTAAAATTCCTTATGTAGTGACTATTGATGAAGGTAGTGGTGAAATTTTATCAATCTATAGAAACTATAGACCAGACGATCCAACTTATCAAAGAATTGAATACTTCGCACACTTTAAATTTTTACCTGGATTAGGTTTTTATGGTTTTGGTTTAACTCATATGATTGGTGGTTTGTCTCAAGCGGCTACTCAATCTTTAAGACAATTGATTGATGCGGGTACTTTAAAGAATTTACCTGCTGGATTTAAGTCTAGAGGCATTAGAGTTAGAGATGATGACCAACCTATACAGCCTGGAGAGTTTAGAGATGTAGATGCACCCGGTGGAAACATCAGAGATCAGTTTTTTAATTTACCTTTTACAGAACCTTCAACAACTTTATTCAATCTTTTAGGATTTTTAGTTCAAGCAGGACAAAAATTTGCGGCAATAACTGATAACAACATTGGCAATGATGCTCAAAACCGAGCGGTTGGTACAACTGTTGCGATGATGGAACGTGGTTCACGTGTAATGAGTGGTGTTCACAAGCGTTGTTACTACGCAATGAAGATGGAATTTAAAATTCTTGCAAGAATTATGCAAGAATATTTACCACCGGAGTATCCTTACGATGTTTATGGTGGCCCAAGAGTTATTAAAGCACAAGATTTTGACGATCGAGTAGATATTTTACCGGTTGCTGATCCAAATATTATGTCGATGGCACAAAGAGTGATGCTTGCACAAACACAATTACAGGTCGCAAGCTCAAATCCTGCTATTCACAACATTCATGAAGCGTACAGAAGAGTGTACGAGGCCTTAGGAACAAAACAAATTGATAGTTTATTAAAACCACCGCCTCCACCACCTGAACCGAGAGACCCAGCAAAAGAAAATGCACGTGCCTTACAGATGCAATTGCTTACTGCGTTTGAATTTCAAGATCATGATGCTCACATTGCAGCGCATATGGCGTTTATGCAATCGAGAATGGTACAAATTAATCCACAAGTTTATGCATTACTACAATCTCACATATCGGATCACGTTTCTTTCAAAGCAAAAATAGAAGTTAGTGAACAAATTATGCAAGATCCTAATATGATGCAGTTACAACAAGTGGATCCGCAACAATTTCAAATTCAAGTTGATAAAGCAATCGCAACTGCAGTTGCAGAAATTACCGAACAGTTAGTAAGAGGTGAAATGCAACAAGCTGCAGGCAAACAAGACCCTCTAGTTAGATTAAAACAACAAGAAATTGATCTAAGAGCAATGGACTTACAAAGAAAAGAAAGAGAAACTCAATTAAAAGCTGAGATGGATATGAGACAAGAAGCTGCTAGATTAGATTTCCAATATGATAAGTTAAGAGAACAGTCAGAACAGTCTGATGAGAGGCTAGATGTTGCAAGACAAAAAATTCAATCAAAGAACTAAGGGAAAAGGATTGAGTGGAGGAGTACGATATGGGCCTCCACCAAAGAAAGGACCTAATCCACAAGGATTAGAACTCAATCATGCAAAAAAACTCTTACGAAAATCTTTCAAAAACAAATAAAATACTTTTTCTAGCTGGAATCTTCGATGGTGAAGGCAGTTTTGGTATTTGGGGTAAAGGCAAAGGTAGAAAAACATTTCAATGTGGTATTGAAATGCGAGACAAGGACATTTTAGATAGATTCTCATTATTTTTTGGTGGAAATGTCATGAAAGTAAGAATTAGAAATGTAAAATGGAAACAAACTTGGCGTTGGCGGTTGTCCGGTGTTAGGGCTTACGACTGTATTGATATGATGATAGAATATATGTGTAAAAGAAGACAGGAGAAATACAAATTATGTTCCCGTGGTCAATAATTGGCACAGCTTTAAAGACAGGTGCCGAAATATATAAGAATAAAAAGAGATCAGAGATTATTATGTCTGAAGCTCAGATCGTTCATGCTGAAAAAATGAAGCGAGGAGAGATCGAGTACAGCGGACAGATTGCTCAAAACCAAAAAGGCGACTGGAAGGACGAATTCATTTTATTAATTCTCTCATCTCCACTGTTCCTGCTTGCATATTCTGTTTTTGCAGAAGATGAAGAGATTGGACAGAAACTAGATTTATATTTTGAAAAATTACAAACAATGCCGTGGTGGATAATTTCACTTTGGGTCGCCGTCGTTGGAGCGGTATACGGTATTAAAGCTACAGAACTGAAACATATGGGTGGTAAGAAATGACAAAATTATGTGCTAGAGGAAAATCTGCCGCTAAAAGAAAATTTAAAGTTTATCCAAGTGCGTATGCAAATGCTTATGCATCTAAAATATGTGCTGGTAAAATAAAAGATCCATCAGGCACAAAGAGAAAAGATTGGGGACCAAAGAAAGCATCTAAAGGTGCTTATTTTGATGAAGGTAAAACTATGGTCAAACAAAAAACAAAAACAGGACCTATTAAAGGCGGTAATACTCCTGAGATTCCACCAGGAGAATTTATGAAGTATAAAAAATTTAAAAAAAATAAAGTT